TCTGGTCGGCGCTTATTTTGCCCTAGGAGGTAGTAAATGATTAGCATATTCACGTCAGCCATAGGTCTGGCAACGAGTTACCTAGATGGCAAGGCCAAGGTAAAGTCTGCTGAAGCAGAGACCAAACTAAAGATCGCCACTGGAGAGATAACATGGGAACAGTCGGCAATTGAGGCCAGCAACAACAGTTGGAAAGATGAGCTTTGGACTGTGGTCTTTGTACTTATCCTCTGCGCTAATTTTATTCCTGGCTTACAAGACACCATGGAACGAGGATTTGCTAATCTGGCGAACACCCCCGCGTGGGTTCAAATGGGAATGTACGCAAGTATAGCAGCCTCATTTGGCATCAGAACTCTCAAAGGTTTTGGCAAATGAATGATGCAATGAAAGCTCTGCAACAGAAAGTGGGCGTTGGTGCTGATGGTTCCTTTGGGCCTGACACGGCTAGAGCCATCGCTTCCTATTACGAGTTGTCCCCTGATAAAGCTGCCCACTTGTTGGGGCAGGCGCACCATGAATCTGGTGGCTTTAAGAAGACAACAGAGAGCCTTTACTACTCAACTCCTGAGCGCATCCAAGCTGTCTGGCCTACTCGCTTTGAGACTATAGCAGACGCAGAGCCCTTCGCCAAGAACCCAGTGGCATTAGCCAACAAAGTCTACGGCGACAGGATGGGCAACTTAGGCGAGGGTTTCCTATGGAGGGGAAGAGGTTACTTACAGCTTACAGGCCGTGATAATTACCGTCTATTTGCATCCGAAATGAGGCTACCTAAAGTAATGGAAGAGCCCGACTTGTGTGCCACAGGGTACGCATTTGATACTGCTTTTTGGTACTTTAAGACTAACTACTTGTTCAAGATTGCGGGGGCTGGTGTGGACGATGAAACGATCCGCCAGATCACTAAGCGTGTAAATGGTGGCACTCATGGACTAGATGACCGAATTGCACAAACAGCTAAGATACACGCTTGGCTATCTGCATAGCAAAAAACACAGATCGCTATCCCTGCTGATCCACCTGTCAGCAGCCGCGCAGTCTGGGGGCGGCAACGGGAACCCCAGACCTTTGAAAGGAGGTAATCCTATGTATTCATGGAGCTATCCCCATAAAGATTTGACAGCATGTGGGCTGTTGGTCGCCTAAACTATAAGGTCTAAGGCGACCTAACTTAGCACTGGTTGTGGACTACAAAGCGTCCCGATCAGTGTTTTTTTGTATTTAGAACACTTATTTATATGGCTTGTACTGCGGATCATTGTTTCGTATAAGGGTATCGATACTCAGGTATCAACGGGGCGGGGGAGATGTGCCTGCTAGACGGGGACGCCCACCGCTCCACCCACTTACACTTTTTCAACTACGGCTACGTGCATCCCTTCTGGGGACTTCATGGAAGCAAACAAATCCACAAGCTGTTGGTAACTTATTATGAGTAGTGAAAACTCTTTAAGGTCGTCACACCATTGGCGTATGAAAACAGTGCCGTCCTCCTCTAAGTACATCTCAACGTCCTCGTGGACCGCTCCCTCATCCAGCGCTACTATCTGCGTATGGTCACTGCCAAATTCTACTGTGAACATTTAATACTCCTGTCAAAAGCCCAACCGACAATCTTTTGTAGGCGGGTTGGGATTGTTGCAAAAAGGGCCCACTAGGGGCCCCTTTAGTTTACTCGCAGGTGCGTAAGCCAGTGGCGGGATCGTGGTAGCAAGCGCCACCCTCTTTCTCGTCAACAAAGCTGTCTGGTGCTACTACTGGAACTGGTGCAACATCCTCAGACGTTGAGGCGTTCAATATGCCAAAGCGCTTGCCGCTGGACCTAAAGGTCGTACATCCAGAGGAGCCTCCGTCATAGGCTTGCATGTAGACATCTTTGAACTGCTCCCACGTTACCTCATCGCCCACGTTGCAAGTCTTAGAGCAAGCACTATCGACATATTGAGAGGCAAGGTTTAGAACGCGGACGTGATCGAAAACAGATAGTGCATCCGCTGTCTCACCTTTCACACCGAACTCTCGAACACCGAAGTCTTCAATTCGTTCAACTCTTGGTCCATCAAAGGTTTGGATCGTGCGGTCATAGTAGTGGCTAAACACTGGCTCAATGCCAGACGATACGTTGTCAGCACTCAAGCTGATTGTACCTGTGGGGGCGACAGACAGTAGGTGACTGTTGCGGATGCCAAGGCGCAGTATGTCTGCACGGATTACATCTGGCAGCGTCTTCGCAAAACCACTGCTAAGGTACTGGTGGTTAAACAAAGGAAACGGCCCCTTTTCTCTGGCCAGATCAATAGATGCTCTGTAGCAGCCGTCACGAATTGTAATCATAATGCGCTCAAGTACCGCCATGAACACAGGACTGCCATACTTACCGCCCAGCGCTTCGATGGCGTTGGCAACCCCAGTGATACCTAAGCCCATGCGGCGCTTATCTTTTGCTTCCTTCTCTTGTGCTGGAAGCGGGTAGGTTGCACGGTCCACTACGTTGTCCATTGCCCTGACGACAACAGGTATGTCAGCTTCAAGTTTCTTATAGTCAAAACAGTAACCCTCAAGCCCTTCGTAGACGTACTGTGTCAAGTTGAAGCTACCCAAAAGACAGGCACCATTGGGTGGCAAAGGCTGCTCACCACATGGGTTTGTAGCTGCAATGTACTCACAGTAATGCAGGTTGTTCTTCTGGTTGATCCTATCAATAAAAAGAATCCCGGGCTCGGCCCAATCCCAAGTAGACCTTAAAATGTCATCCCACAGCGCCACAGCATTTACTGTCTTGTAAACTTGCCCATCGAATACCAGATCAAAGTCACCGTTAGTCTTTACTGCCTGCATAAATTCATCTGTAACGCCGACAGAGAGATTAAACTGTGTAAGCTCTGTACTATTGTTTTTGGCTCTAATGAATGTCTCGATATCGGGGTGATCCACCCTTAGAACGCCCATTTGTGCTCCTCGCCTGTGGCCTGCTGAGGAGATCGTTTGGCATACTGCGTTAAAGATACCCATGAAGCTCATAGGTCCACTAGAACGGCTGTCTAGGCTTTTTATGAGGGCACCATGTGGCCGAAGCGTACTGAAGTCATAGCCAATGCCACCGCCTAGCTGCATCGTCCGCGCTGCGTTACCAGCCGCTTTCATAATTCCTTCCATACTGTCTTCAATGGTGCCTGACACAAAGCAGTTGTAAGGCGTGACAGTGCGTGGTGCGCCCATAGCACTTTGGACACGGCCAGCGGGTAGGAACCGCATATTATACAGTATGTCGCGAAAGCCATCAAAATGCTCTTCGCTGTCTTTCAGTGCATCAGCTACGCGGGTCATTGCTTCTTTAAAACTCTCGCCTTTTGAGCGGTATTTCATAGCGTGGATTTCTTCTGAAATGCCAATTGTTGGGCCGTAGTGGCCAGTGGAGTTCTTCATAGTTCTCTTCCCTCAAGTGAATTAATACGCATCTCGCAGTAGCGAATTGCTTTCTTTAGATCGGTTATTTCAGATTCGACTTGCGTCTGGTTGTCGTAAACTTTGCTGCCAGAGCGACTTACATATTTAATGATGTTGCCACGCCAAAACTCCATGGAGTTACCCATGATGAACGTGATGGGTTCGATGTGCCATTTCGTGTAATGGGCAGGCTTCTTGATTAGGTCATCGGCCATGTATTATGTCCTCAATCACCAGTCGGTTTGCGGAGTTAATGATGTACGAATGCCTGTTACTTTTGATTGAGTTAGGCGCACCCGTCTTCCTCTTTAGCTTTGTAATACCACTGCAAATAACAAGCTTGCGAAGTACACTCCTCACAGTTGCAGATGAGTGCTGGCGGTCTGAGGTTATGTGCGGCTCTGTAAACACATCGTCGTCTGCAAAGCTGCTGATTGTGCCAATGATTTCCATCGTCTGCTTACGCCGCAGTGGGAATGGCCTGTTACGCGCACGATCCAGATGGAGGTAACTGCGGTCTATCTGTGCTTCGTGTGCCAGCATGGATTGGCCTAACTCGTACTCTTGTTCTGATGTCATCTTGTCGGCTCCCAAAGTATTGGTTTCTGCTTCTCATCGTCCCAATCAGTGGCACGAAGGATACGAGCGAGACGCGCTTGGGTCAGTGCGTACTCGTGGTTCAGGTCTTGCTTCTGGTAGGCTGCTACAACAGCATCCCAAGTTGGGCGTGAGCCAAGCACCTTGTCGGCTGTCTTAGGCCCAATCTTTGGGCAGCCTGAGTAGCCGTCTGTGACATCGCCCGTGAGTGTTTGGGTCAGAAAGTACCTGTCAGCTTCTGCTTGGCTGGTGTCTAACCGCTCGTTACTCTGAGGCCGATAAAGCTTGCTTGGTACAGACTTCATGTCCTTGTCGTCTGAAACTATGATTGCTTTGGTGCCTGCGACTGATCCAAGGATGCCCATGACATCATCGGCCTCAAGATCATCAACAAGTATACTATCAAACTCTTTGAGGGCCCAAGTTACCATAGAGGCATAGCCCACTGGCTTACGTGTCTTCTTGCGGCCAGCCTTGTATGTAGGTTCAACACTACGTCTAAAGTTGTTTCTACCAGAGAACGTCACCACAAACTCATCAACATGCAGTGTCTTTTTGAAGTCGTCGATCAAAGAGATAAACAGTCGCTTTGCGGCTGCTACATCAGTGTAGAGGCTCCAAATGTCTCCACCCCAATCACGCTCTTCTTCACAGCTAGTAGCTGCACGATATAAGTAAAGATCACCGTCAATGAGTAGTGTGGGCTTCAGATAAGATTTCTTTAAGAACATCGTCTATCTCCTGTTTTACTTCCATGCCGACTTCTGTGATGAGCCACCTTCGGCCCCAGCTTTCTGCATCTATTTTGGTGGATATGAATCCCTCAGAGGCTGCGATTGCCACATGCAGGGCACCCTCACGCGCAAAGTCCGACTTCACGGTGAAGGGGTTGCGCCAAGACCTGTCTAGGCAGATGTAAAGTGACACAAGGTTTTCTAAGTATGCATCAACCTCAGTGTGTTTGACTCCAAGTGCCTCCCACGGAATATTCTGAGCAGATGGGGATTTTAATTCCGAGAGAGCGGCCTGCTTCTTCCGCCATTCTTCTAGTGATATTACCGACATCTTCGGCTATCTCCTTGTTTTTACACGCTATTTGGATTTCGTCATGTATCCAGCCCATTATGTAGGCATCAGCACCGTGTTTCTGTTTGATTTCATTGAAGCAAAGGAGCACCCACTGCTTTGCAATTATCGCCCCACAAGACTGTAGTAGCTGTGACAGCGCACGATGCTCTGAGCGGATTTTTAAGACCCTGCCATCGCAAGCAATTATGTACCCGCGCAGGTAGGCCTTTTTGAGGTTATTCTTTAAGGTGGCAAAGGCTGGGACAGCTAGATCGTAATCCGCCTTAAGCTGCTTTCCTAACTTAGCGCCACCGCCAGCAATGGCCCCAATGAGGCGGTCACCCCCACCGTAGAGGGTAGCATAAATCCACGTCTTGGCTTGGTCTCGCGTAGCTAAACCAGCCGCCTTTTGGTTGAACGTGTGGATGTCACCTTCAAGTATTTGCTTGGCATACTCACCGCCGTCATATTGAAAAAGGTAATGTGAAAGTGCTCTTAATTCGATGCCTGATAAATCAGACCCGCACATGACCCAGCCCTCTGGTGCTGAGAACAACTCACGGCACTCTTTACCATAAGGTGATCGTGACGCTGGAACTTGACCTAAGTTTGGCGCTTGGTGGCTACAGCGAGAACTGGTGCATCCATTTGACACAAGCCTGTGCCTCAGTTTGCCATCAGGGCTGACCTTCTTTAGCCATGCAGCGTTGCCCTCGGCCAGCATCCCGATACGCTTCTGTATAAGGAAGAACTCAGCTAACCGCTTGGCTTCTGGATACGGTAGATTTTCCAAGATCGTTTCGTCTATTTTAGCCTGACCGCTTGGGCTCCAGTCCTTAGCTTTCCACTTGTACTTATCGACTAAGGACTTGTGTATATGCTGGCGGCTATTTGGATTAAAGTAGACTGTCTTGCGCTTAACAAACACTTCGCCAGCCTTGTATCCAAGTGTCTTGTTGTCCCGTTTAGGTACAAAGTCTTCTTCGACTTCCCAAGGTGGGAAAAGCTCCTTTAGCTCTTCTTCAAGAGTATGGCGTTTCTGTGAAAGTAATGCGTAAAGCTCTATTGCCTTACTTTCGTTGAAGGTCCAACCGTTGCTACCGATCTCACGGCACATGCTGGCAGCGTCATGCTCCATGTCCACAGCTACGGCGCTGGGCTTAGATGACATAAAGTGCTTGTAAAGAGTTGCAGTGACCGCAGTATCTTGGATGCAGTAAGTCATCATTACGTCACTGAATGCGTCCCATCCCCCATCATAGTCGTCTTTGAAGTCCCCCAGTCGAAGGCCCCACGCTTTAAGACTGTGTGACCCCCAAAGACGCTTTGCGAACTTATCTTGGCTAAAGTTGCGCTCTGCATCATCGTTGAATAATTCACCACGCAGAAGACGAGAGAGTACCAAAGTATCTGTGATCTTGGCACTTGTAGTCCACTCTGGGTACACGATGGCCAAAGCTGGCAGATCGTAGTCAATTATATTGTGACCTATGATCTCATCAGCGCCTGCTAAAAGGTCCAGAGCACCTTGTATTACATCTGGGCCAAACTCACGGACTTCATCCGTATCTACGTTTCGACAGACGATACACCAAACAGTGTGAATGGTGTCGAGCAGGCCGTTACTCTCTAAGTCCCAGACCCAACGGCCCCCCGTCATCGGTTGTCACCCGAGCCTATCAGCTTTCCACGAGCCTTGCGGTCTGCCAGCTTCTCCAAGTTAATCTCTGCGATTTCATTGAGGCTGACACCTAAATCGCGTGACAAAGCTGCAATGTACCACAGGACATCTCCAAGCTCCGCAGCTAGGCCTGCTCGTTGCTTGTCTGTTAGGCTTTTGGTGCCATCAAAACGCACATCATTGTCGCGGATGAGCTTTTTTAGCTTACCAAGCACCTCGCCAGCCTCGTTCGCAAGGCCCAGCGCTGGGTAGATTACAGCCCACTTGTAGATGGCTGTTGTTGCCATTTCGGCTTGGTAGTCGTTCATAGTTAGACTGCGTGAATAAGCCATGCTTATCTCCTCGTGTGCTTTTGTTTTTAAAATGGGATGCTGTTGCTGACTGTGACTAGTCTGCCCGTTTCCATGACGTACTGAAGTTGATCCGCTGGACCGACTGAGCCACTAAATCTGTTCTTCAGCACTACTAATTCGCGTGCCCCAGACGTTGTGTCATCTTCTGGAACTTGCATCGCTATTACGGCGTCTGAGAGTTGCGCGAGGCTATGTGACCCACGCATCTGGCTAAGTGAGACTTGCGCCCCACCTTCGTGGCCTTTTTCAGACTGAGGGCGCTTGAGGTGACTGACTAAGACCAGAGCAAGGTCAATCTCCGAACACAGAACGCGCAGCGTGTGCATTATTCCATCTATCATACGGCGCTCATCGTTAATGTCCGTATTGGCGCTAACTATCATTGATATGTGATCTATGAAGACGACAGAGCAACCTAGCGCATGCTTCATATACCGAATGCGGTTACAAATAATGTCCATGTCATTCGCACCGAAATGTGAAAATAGGAATATCGGACCAGCGGTCAGTAGGCTATCAAATCCAGACTTAATCTCTTCGGAACTTGCTGCATCAGGATCAACAGTGATGTTCTTGTTGATGTGTAGGCCAACCAGACCTTGGCCAGTACGCTTGACGCTCTCTTCGAGCATAAGCATTCCGACTGTGTAGCCGTTTTGGTGGAGATGATATGCAAACTCACGGACCAGAGTGGACTTACCAACACCAGAACCAGCAATGAGGCAGACGATGCCTTGGCGATAGCCCTTCAGCATCTGATTTAACATCGGATACGGGTAGCGCATCGGGCTTTCAGGGTCTGGCACAGCAACAGTCTCGCGGAGGTCAATTAGGCTGACAATGCCGTCAGGCCTAAAGTCCGCTGCTTCGTGTATCGCTGTAATGATTGCGCTGTTCTCTCCGTTGCAGAGGCATTCGTTTGCATCTTTGCGTGGCAACACAGCTATCTTTACTTTGCCTACTGGCAGCACCTCAGCGCAGGCCTGTGCCGCATTCTGCCCACTTTCGTCTTGGTCGAACATCAAAATGATCTCTTGGAAGCCGCTTAGGTAATCCATGTGTTTAAGCAGATGCTTCTTTGCACTTTGGGCTCCGTGGGGAACTCCCACTACTGCAAATTTTAGGTTCTGCGTCTGGGCAACTGACAAGGTGTCAATTTCTCCCTCGCACACGACGATCTTCTTCCCATTGCTAAAAAGATGCATGCCGAAAAGGCCCATTGCATCCTTATCGCCAACTACTGAAAACTTCTTGTCTGCTGTTCTAATCTTTTGGGCTACAGCGCGGCCCTGCAAGTCTTTATAAGTAGCGACCTGCACAGACTGGCCAGTAGTCGGGTGCTTCGAAACCATGTAGCCATATTTGCGGCATGTTCTTTCTGTGATCTGTCGAGAGCGCAGGTCCACATACTCGCCTTCAAGTAGTGCAGCGTTAGCTCTCTTGGCGCTGGGCAGATGTGTTATCGCACCGTCACCAAATGTGTGGGTCTGGCAAGAGAAGCACCACGTTGAGCCGTCTGTATATTCTGCATTTGCATCAGATGAACTGCACGATGAACATGGTCCGTGCGATACAAATTCTGCTTCAGTTGTATCTAATAATTGCATTTTGTTTTCCTTTGGATCGACACAATGTGAAAAGGGCCACCTTTCGGCAGCCCTCTGTTTCACTTAGTCGAATGCGATAGGCACTCATCCAGCCAATCTTGTGGCATATGTTTGTGTGCGTATCGAAAGCCATTCTTCTCGCAATAGTCTGCGTAAGTGGTCTTTGACCCCTTATAAAGTTTGGCCCGTGCATTCGAAAACAAAAACCTAATGTCGATGTTAGGATGCTGCTTTTGTATTAGTATATGCTTGGCGCGGTCAGCGACTGCCCAGATGCCTTTGGTCTCTAAGTACCAGAAACCATTGGCTTTTGGCAGCTTAAAGTCGGGAGTATACTTACTGCTGCGAGTTGGTATAGTGTAGTAAATCTTGTCAGTCTCATAGAGGACTTCGATACCTTGGTCGCGCAGTACGTCGCTAATAGTTTCTTCCAGGCCGCTTCGGTATCCAGCAGCAATTCCACGAAACCTGTGTTTGTTAAAAGTCATACGCTTCTATGGTTGGAGTTTTGGACGCCGCGTCCTTTGCCGCTGGCAGGCCGCTTTCATCTGCTGACACTTCATTGCCGTTGGCTTTGGCTACATAATCACCACCGTTGATTGCTCCAAAATCGCTGGTATCTGCCTTGGCACTCATAAGGCTGCTGATTTGGATTGTGTTCAGCATCAGAGCTACACCCTTAGTGCCGCTGACTTCATATATGTTGAGCGTACCGCCTGCGCGGATCTCAGAGCCGCCCCCGATATTTGGGATGTTGGCAGGGTCTTCACAGTCAATGACAGCACCCGTGCTATCTATGAAGATGGGCATGTACTTAGACTGCACTTTAAAAGCTACTTCACCTGTCTCTTCGTCAACGGTGATGGGTGCCCGATAGCTTGCCTTACCGTGGACTAAAACGCATTCTTCTCTGATCTTTGCAACCAGAGGTGCTGCATCTGCTGCGCTCATTACTATTTCCACTTTGAACTTTGGTGTTACTGTGTCGAACGCCGTGTCTGGCTTGCTCAAGTGTGGAAATCTAGCGCGGCCTAACGGTGTTTGGTATTTGATTTTAGCCATTGTGTTTTCTTCCGTTCATATGATAAAAAAAGGGCCTACTGATTGAACAGCAGGCCCCGAGTTAAGGGAGGTAAAATGAAGACCCTTAGGTTGGATAGGCGAAAGGGTCTTCAATAAAGGGACATAATGTTAAGAGAAGCAGAATTGGCTAGTTAGCACCTGTTTTATGTCCAGAGTGCCCTTGGCTGGTATCGGCGGTAGGGTTTGGTTGGGGTCATTAAGTTGCTGCCTGATCTCTTCTTCAAATTGTTGCAATCTGCATGGACCCTCGTACATTTCGACAAATGACTCTCGGACACTGTGGAACAAGTCCCAAGTATCACCAGATATAGAAAAGCTGTCATGTATCAGAAAGAAGTCTTCCGCTAATCCTTGGTCAAGCATTTTGCATATCAATAAGTGCATGTGTGCGGCGTCACCAGACCCGTGGATAAAGTTGGGGCTTATGCCATTCATACTCTTCTTTACGTCAATGGAAGACGTTTCTTGTGAAAGGCTGACCTTTGACCTTGTGCGCTTCTCTAGCTTGCGGTCATACAAAAAGATTTTGACCTCTTTGCGTGTCGTGCGGCGATACTCTTGCACGATTGGGAAACCACTTGGAGTAAGCCATTTGATTGGCTTGTTCTCTTCGCTGACGACCTGTGCAACGGCTTTTAGATACTCCATGATCTCGCTTACTTTTGGCAACGTCTTTTGTATCGCATCGTAGCTGATTTGACCCATGAACCTTGCCGCTTCAAACTGGGCACGTTCTGTGTCGCCTAGCGGATGTTCCGAAAGTTTACCGTAGGTTACTTTTCGTTGCAGTGGTTTGCAGAAGTCTTCTACATATTGGCCAGCCATGCCAATGGCTACAGATGAGTACGCAAAAGTCATAACAGGCCTCTTTAAGACAGACCTTGTGATGCCAAAATCAAGCCAAGCCTTTGCAAGCTGGAAGCGTGTCCGTGAGTCCTCCCATTTTGCATTAAAAGGCTGCACATCGTCCTTTATAGACATTAGCTCCTCTGTTACTCGCTCTGCATTCAGCTTGTATATATCAGCCATTTCAGTGGTGTTCGTCAGGTTCACTAAAGAGCCCTCTGTCTCAGATAGCGAAATACCAGACATATGTTGACAGCCAGAGTTCGTGCCATCCAAAGAAATCGGAAGATAGCCAACGAAGTCTTCACCTTCCGCGATCAATCTGGCATACTCAAAGACCGCCGCCAAGAAACAGAAAGGCTTATCAGCTACTGACCACAGATCGAAGGTCGCTTGGTAATCAGCAGCAATGTCTAAAAGCATATGGTGGTTGCCCTCAACCCAAGCAACACGAGCATCAAGCGGCTCTTTGCTTATCTTTCCAAAGTCACCGCAGTTTGCAAGATGGACCATCAGCCAATAAGAATTGTTGCCCTCAACTTTATAGCCTCGCTGATATGTAAAGAGGCTTTTGATGTGATCGTCACGATGATAATTAAACGTACACACAAAATACAGCCGCGACCTCCAGTCTAGATTGACAGGCAAATAGAACTGCTCGTGTTCGGATAGCTCCTTTGCTGTCTCCAAGTCTTGCCGTATCACAGCCGCCGCGCCCTTAACCTGTCGCTCAAGAGCAAAGTGCTTGCGAATGTCAGCCTTGATTGCTGCTTTTAGTACAGGGGCCAAGCTCATGTGGTCCTCGGGCATACGCGGCCTTGGAGGGAGAGTTGACACCGGAAACTTGCCAAGGTCCATCTGTGCCTGCCAGCACCACTCGACCACCTCCAGCATTGGCCTGTTGATGCTCAGAGGGGTTGCCTGAAGCGCGTTTACGGCCCTCGCATAGATTGGAGTACCTAGAGTAAACTGGTATTCTATGGCCCTCTTCTGCGCTGCTGTGGCTTGCCTCACAAGCTTCACACGGCTGCTTAAAAACGCATCTTGGTAGCAGCCCGTGTCAAAGCCCGTCCAAGGTGCGGGTGGTGTCAGCATTGGCTTATAGATGGGCTGCATCCACGACAGATGCTCCTCACTGTTCATCAAGCTGCTTTCAGCTTCCTTGGTCAAAGACACGCAAGTGGTCCTGTTGTTCTTACCCTCGAACTCTGTAAGTTTCTGGAACACATCGCAATATTGCAAGACAGACGAAAGTACAGGGGCCGCATACTGTGTCCGCCGCATCTTCATTGCAGCTTTTGACGCTTGGTCAGTGAATACACCAAAGTTTAGTGAGCGAAAGCCGTTTTTCATCGTAATGTTGCGAAGTGACTTTAAGCGCACTTCGCGGCTGCTGTGTGCTTCTGTTACTTGTTTAATCAAGCGGCGATTAGTCTTGCCATCTGCTTCAATCAATTCGATTAATAAAAGCTCTTGCTCAACCATTTCGCCAATCTTCTGTGTTAAGTTTGTAAGCGACCACTGCTTCAAAACGCCGTTAAAACAACACAAAAGGCCAATGTAAGCTAAGGTATTAACATCAAGAGTTTGGAGGGGCTCAAGCCACATTGGGGGCCTGCCTTTAGATTGCTTTGCTTCTTGGATGTCTTCACCAAGTCCGTGCGCAATCTTAGGAAGTTCGTGCTTCAATGTGGTAAAATGGGCCGGCCTGTCTGTCACTGCCTTGGGCACTTTTGACCCGCTTTTAGTGACTTTTGCCTCAATCTGCTTTGCGAACTTTTGTCGTCCGTCTGTTTTCATTTTCTGTTCATACAACTCTGAAACAGTTGGTGGCGATTGCTGAGTATTTGCCCAAGAGCTCATTGGTAAACCAAAGAAGCCATTGGCTCCGTTTGCCGCCTTTTGTAACCAGTCAAATTCCTGCTCTGTGTTGGTTGGGATGTCTTGAAATGGATGGTGCCTGCTTTGGTCATTGGTAGTGTTCATTAGTTACTTCTCCCGTGGTTGTCCCTGTGTCTTCAATAAAGGGACAGAATGTTTAATAATCAAAATTGATCTACGAGCGCTTGTAGCGCTTCTGGTTTAGACTTGATGTATTTACGTGTTGTTGCTTCGGATTTGTGTCCAAGCATCAGGCCGATTACCGCAGTATTAGCCTTGAAATCATTAGCCATCCGCGTTGCACAGGTGTGCCTAAGCGTGTGGAAGACATACCTGTCGTCATTGTGTAATAACCTAGACCGCATGACGCCCCACGCTCGATAAAACTCGTGCTCGTTCCAGTGTAAGGAAGGTTGGTCTCCGAGGTCACTTAATGCTTTCCTAACACGCTTATTAATAGGAACGTATCTCTCTTCACCGTTCTTCGTTTTTTCCAAAAAAGCCCAAGTGTTACCGCTATCGGCAAGGCTGAACGAAGAAGGATCTAGAGTCAATATCTCCCCTATCCTCATCCCCGTTTCTGCCCCGATTATTATTAAGTGCCGTATCCACCAGTGCTTACTGTACTCGTCAAAATAGGCCTCCATAGCCAGTAATTGCTCAGATGTGTAGTAAAGAGGCCGCTTGTTCCCCTTGATTTTCTTCCACGTAAACTTTGGACCGTGGGTTATAAATTCAGCATCAGTTGCTTGCGAAAAAACCTTAGCCAAGCAGGCGGCGTAATGATTTATCGTGTTGTTGCCCCTTCCTGATTCGGACAGCATGTCAAAAAACGAATGGATGTGGTGGGGCTTAAAGCTGTCTATCGGTCGCGTTCCGAAGTCTTTAAAGTTTGAGAACTTAGCGGCCTTAGCTAAGGACCGCTTAAGGTGGTCCCCATCCCATAAGCGCTGGGCCTCTTGGGAAACAAAGGTTTCAAAGTCAATCATTGTGCTACCTCCGAGCTATGTGGGCCCATGTAGTTGGTCAGTAAGCACCACTGGGGGTTTGGGTTCTCTACCGTGTCCCACAGGCGGTGCGCTTCGTACCCTGCCGCCCTTAGCAGCTTCTCGGCTACCAAAGCAGTGAGGGCACTCTCGCCCGTCCAGTACATCACATACCCAGCGTCAACCGTTGGCGTCGGTCCATCGGAAATTGTCTCAAATCGGCCTGACTGATCTGGGTGGTTGAAAAAGCTGCGCATACTTCCGTTGATCCTAAAGCACCTTGTTAGTATCTCAAAATCATCCATGGTGAATTCTAAAGTGTATGGCTTGCTCATTGTGCTTGCTCCCATTCGTTACGCACCGAAGTTGGTAAGTCTGCATCAGTGTAAATCTTGTCCCCAAACTGACCGCTAAAAGATAACTTACGGCTAGGGTAAAGCCTCTTAGCTTTGTTCTGCGCCAACCGCCGCGTTTCTGCCTCTACAGCCAAGACAACATATTCCGTATATCTAGGGTAGTCGCCGTATCCAAATTCTGCTGTGTTGTCGGTTTCTGTGCGAGTTACACAGATGTAATATTTCTTCATGATGTGAGGCTCTGGCACTTTCTTGGGTGCTTTTACTTTGTTAGATGTCCACTCGACACCTTTGCCGCGCACTTCGTTGGCCCATTGGCGTGCGGCTTCATAGACAGCGCCTCTCTGGCTAGTGGCGTAAAAGACCCCCGATACCTTAGTTGCTAGGTGCGTTACTTCGTAATAACTCATGATAACGCCTCCGCTTGCTTCCTTGTGATTGAAGGTCGCTTGATTATTTGGATGTCCATGCGCTGAAAAAAGTCTTCGTTTGCTTCATCCTCGCCCTGTGGCTCATTTTCACAGGCCCAAGTCATCGCAACCCACTCGTCAAAGTTGCCCAATTCATCCTTTTCCACAGTGTATAGGTGTGTTGTCTGGTCATGGACCACAGCCCTCAAGACCTCATAGGAGGTGACAGGGTAGTCCCAAGCAGGCGCTTCGCCAGCTTTCCACTTGGTCACAAAGTATGCAAAGTTGTTCATTGTGCTTCCCCCTGTTCAGCTTCTGATCTGCCTGTTGCCTCAATGGCAGCCACAAACGCTTTACCTTCGGCTACCCACTGCTCTTCTGACATGTGGTTCAACTGGGCAACGTAGACGCTCATGGTGTCCCACAGCGCATACTCTGGCCTGTTCTCGCCGCTCAAGTGAGGGTGTGTATCATATTCAAATATGAAATAGGCATCACGACATGAATAGCTGCACTTGGCCAAGGACAAAGCTGGGCAAGCGATTTGCTGCATTA